TGAAGTGCATCTAGCTTACCGATCTTCTCAGCCTCCGTTCTCAGGAAGTCTGAACCCTTCTTGACGAGCATCTCATTCCAGTCCTTGTAAGGAGTAGGAGGCACAACTGAGAAGAGATCATCTCTACGGATCCAGTGGGCAAGGTCCATAAACTTCTTTCGGCCCTTTGTGCCTGCCTCATCATTATCAAATGCACACACGAGAGGGCCAGCGTATTGGCTGAGTTGAAGGATCTGCTCACGGCTCGTAAAACAGCTTAGAGTCGTCGTAGCGTTCAACCCTACCGCCTGTAGGCTAAGGCAATCAAAGACGCCCTCAGTGATGTACAGAGGCTCCTGAGAGCCATAATCGAAGGGGTATAGGACCTGGGAACTCTTCAGGTTCTTGCAGTTAAGATACTTGGGCTGTTCATCTCCGAGAGCACGGGCCTGGAAGTAGAAGAGCTTCCCGTTGCGGTTGGTGAATGGAATGATCAGTCTGCCCCTATATTTACCGCTCGTAGCAATGTAGAACTTGAATTGATCCACACCACGCGACTGAGCAAAGGGGTGATTTTCTACAACCTTGAAGTTCTCAACCTCATCAAGGTCAGAATCAATCTGATTAGGGTCAAACTCTTCAAGAGGACGACGACCCTTGTAGCCTGCCATGAAGTCCTCGAAGACAAACTTCTCATAAGCTTCACGGTAGCTGCACTTTTCCAGGATAGCATACAGCTTAAGGAAGTTGCCTACCTCGCCAGTCTTAAAGCACCTCCACAAACCAGTTTCTGTATTGATGGACATGTGGCGCTTGTAGTCATTATCCACAAAGATAGATGGAACTACTAGTTCGGTATCGTCACTCTGAAGTCTATAATTAGACTGGAACTTCTCCAAGCAGTATTTTCTAATGAAGGAATCAGAGCCCATGTTCATAAATAGTATTAGTGCCTCTAAGAGTGACATTATAGACCAGTGCCTGTGGAAGTACAGACTGAAATACATCTTGAAGCTGCCGGGATTCGGCTCGAAGAATGAGGATGCTTTGAACTTCGGGTCTTTTATTCACAAGATATTTGAACTGGGCTACAAAGAGAAGGATATGAAGTCCTTGTTGAAGATTGCGGAACAAGAGCGATCGACCTACAAGGTACCATTCCATGAGAATGATAGGATGAAGTCCTGTCTAGAAAACTTCATTGTTTGGAATCAAGGTCTAGGTGAGACTATGTCCACCGAGCAGGTTGTAAACGTTCCGATGGATGAGAAGCACGACATCAACTTTGTCGGTGTCATTGACCGTGTGATCAAAGGCAGTGACGGTGGATACTTAGTAATCGACTACAAGACATCCAAGAGGGAGAAGAAGAAAAAGACTCTCATGGATGACAACCAACTAAAGGGTTATGCGTGGGCAATTCACAAGCTTTATGACGTTCCCTACAATAAGATTTACTGCGCTCACTACTACCCAGTGACTGGTAACTTCGTTGCTGTGAAGTTTAGCAAGTTTCAAATCGACCGCTGGAAGAAGCAGCAGATTGAGAAGGTGTGGCGCATTCGCAAGAAGAAGAAGGATGAGTTTTGGGCTCAGGAGAATATCTTCTGCGACTGGTGTGAATACAAGGATGCCTGTCCTAAGTTCAACTCAGAGTCGGTTGTCTGCCAGAGAATAGATGAGCAGAAAGAGTTGAAGAAGAAAAAGGCTACCTAGTTAAATGTTGTGGTAGACTAGGGAGCACAGGAAAATAATTATCAGAAGCCACGCCCAGCCATCCAACTCGCCGTAAGGGCCAGGGTCGTATCCGTTCCTAGCTTTGAAATTGCTTCTGTAGATTAGGTCGTTAAGGTCTTTCATAGATTGCTTATCTTTCCTTTGATTATAGGAAAGTAGATCTCGTAGTCAATATCTTCTAGGAAAGATTTGATGACTTCTTCGTTGAACCCAGAATCAACGACAAGAAACTTATAGACAGTCTGAAGTTTCAATGGTTTGCGGGTATCCAGAGATTTAAGTAATCTAAGCTGATAAAGGCTAGGTAATCTCTTTCCGTATTTAAAACTCCACTTATCTACAAATTCACTGGAGAAAGTAAAGTTTAGTAAATCAATAGTCTCAACTAAATCCTCTTCTAATGTACTCATATCTTATAAATAGTTATAGAGATTCAGGGTCTGGGAAAAGCACTAAATATCTTAGATTTACTAAATTATTACAATGAATAGAGCACTTGATATTTCCCTCTCTAACAAGTTAGGTATTTCTGACTATTCAGTGGTTGAGACATCCTACCTGGGCTTGAGACCTGGAGACCTAATCCAGTTCTCCTACACAGGATCTCTCAGGTATGGGCTTGTAGTATCCTCAAGGAGGACAACAGACGGGATATTCCTCTCCTCCAGAAACAATACCTTGCTGAATGTTGTAACAGCACAGGCGTTAACAGAGGCGATGTTTTCCTTAATGGTAAATAATTTATACAAGAACGAAAATGCTTGTAACTACCACTCACCCAGAGTTATTGGGGCTTTCCTGGGTAAAGACAACTTTAGAACTTTCAATGTTGCTAAAACGAAAGATATTTTCAAAATAAACATAAAACTGACCAATGAGTAACACGAATGTTCCGCCTGGAGGACCGCCTTCGCAACAGTCCTTAATTGATGCCTTGAGAAATCTTGCTCAAGCATTTCAGGATGCAGATAGAAATGAGACCCAATACTCAAGGGCTGTAAAAGAAAACACAAACTCTCTTAAGAATTTAAGCAACTCTATTCGTCAGAATTTTAATATTACTAAAAAGATGACGGAAGCGGTCAATAGACTTGATCGCAACAATCTCAAAGCTTTAGCTACGGGAACAACCTACAATAAATTCCTAGAAAGTAACACCGCTGCTCTGAAGGATTTAAGAGCCGGATTTAGAGAGACAGTTGAAGTTCAGCTAAGTAATTTCGCTGCGGGGATTAGAGTAAACTCAACAGAGCTAAATGATCTAAACCAAGAGTTGCTTCTCACTGGTCAGAATACTAAAGCACTGGAAGGAGTTAACTCACAGCTACTGGCAATAACTGGTAAGGATGTCAGAGCAGTCGATACGGCTGCACGCATAAACAAGGAAGTTAGTGATAAGTTTCTCATCTCTAACGACAGATTAATTCAAACTTTAGAATCCTTAGCAGGAGAGTTGGATAAGGCTTCTCTCTTTGGAACAGACGCGGTTGAGGCTATTAGTCGAGTAAGCCAAGAGCTTCAAGGAATGGTTGGTGTAGGGATGACCAGCCAGATACAGACTGCTATCTCAATTCTACAGCCTAGTATTGATAATATAGCAACTCAGGTTCTTACAGGGTCTGAAGGTCTTGCTGCTAAATTAGCTCAGGGGACATTGGAGACTGAGGACTTAAGACCTTTATTCAAAAGAATTCTTGAAGTAAACGAGAGGACTTTGGCTACTAACGATCCTAGAGTAGCAGGCTCACTCGCTGCCTCACAGTTAGGACTTAGCGAATCACAGAACAGGTCGCTGCTTCAGCTAGCTAGAAACTTTGAAAATCAAGTCAAGGTTGAGGATGAAGCTCGCAAGACGGCTAAAGAAACTGAGGAAACTTTAAGGACGGCTCGCGAAAAGGCTAACAACTTCTTTGATAACGTCGCACCTGTAATTGCAGCAGGGGTGGTACCCATCGCTCCTGCAATTTACCAATTAGGTATTGCTATGAATGCTGCTGGTCTATTAGGAAATGCGGGTGGTTTATTTGGAAGGGGTGCTGGTAAAGCGGGAGCGAGAGCAGGAGTGCGAGCAGGACTTAAGGCTATGGGGAAAAGAGCTTTAGGCGCTGTCCCACTTGCAGGCGCTGTCATGGGAGGTTACGATGCGATGCAAGGTGATACCGTGGGCGCTGCCATTGGGGGTGCTACGACAGGCGCATTTATTGGTGGTCCCGTAGGTGCAGTTATAGGGGCCGGTGTTGGCTACTTAGCTGCAACTATGATGAATACTGAGAAGACAGCCGACGAGATAGCAAAGGAGAATGAGTCAAGGGATCGAGAGCGTAGAGAGAAAGAAGCTAGAAACCGAGCGGAAATAGATCAGCTAACCTTCATGGCTCAATACCTTAGAAGAAACTCTGAGCAAACTGTAGTCTCTGATCCAAGAACTCAGGATTTGATAGTTACCCTTATCAAGGAGAATCAGGCGACTAGACGAAAGATCGCAGAGGTAAACAGAAACCCAGGGGTTAAGTAGGCGATTATGGTGACATTTTTAAAAGACTTGTTTAAAGGTTACGACGGGAAGCTCAACAAGAATAAGAGAAGACTTCCCGAAAGGTCTCACTTAACCATAGAGTTTCCTCAGAAAGATGACAGAGTTCTTAGAACCTTTGTACCTTTCATGGAGAATCCCGCTATCACTGAGAAAGGTCGAGCAAACTTAAACTCATACAATCTTGTTGGTAGGGCTGGTCAGTTATTCTCCTACGCGGGCGCAGACTCTAGGAAGCTTACCGTAACTTTTAATATCAGCTTACTTCACGTTATTGAGATGGCTAGTGACGAGGGGATAGACCCTATGTTTACGCGACAGTTTCAATACTTCTTTACGGAGAGGGAAAAAGCCATAGAGTTGTTTGATTTGCAATATGATCTTGCTGAGATAGAAAGAGCGGTTGCTGAAGATGGGTTTGATAAAGATGCCGCGAAAGCTTTAACTAAGAAAGTGAACAAAGATATTGAGGATCTAACCGTTCGCGATGATGATCTTCAAATTAAGGATCCTGATGGCTTTGGTAGAGACCACGCCAGATTGAGTAG